TATAGTAATATGGTAGCTGTTACTGAAATTCCATCTGGTCTTTCTGTAGCTACAATGACTATAGATTATATTATATCCCCTGATGGCACATTAATAGAGGCAACTAGTAATGAAGAAATAACTCAATTACTTGAACAAAATTTCTTAAATAATGTTTATGAAGAAGGACAGATTCAAGCTTACGCCACTCCTTTCTCACAATCATTAAATCAAACTCCAATATATTTTACAGAAAGGTTAGAAATTGATTCTACTTCCTCATTGAAACCAAGATTTATAGGACGTAGACCTGTATCTGAAGGTGCTTATATTAATAGTTCTAGTGGGGGTGTGTTATATCCTGCTGGTATAGGGAGTACATCTATTGCTAGTCTTCCAACAGAAGCTAGAGAGTTATTAGCGGAAAAACGTATTATATAATAAGAAAAAAACAAAAAACATATATTTATAATAAAAATAACAAATAATTTGATATTTAAATAATTCAGTAGTAACAGTAGATGCTATTTTAACTACAAAAGGTAGAGAATTATTAGCTCAAGGTAATTTTAATATTACACAATTTGCTTTAGCTGATGATGAAATTGATTATACCTTATACAATCCAAATCATCCTTCAGGTTCTGCTTTCTATGGTGAGGCAATCCAAAACATGCCTTTGTTAGAGGCATTTCCTCAAGAAACTCAAACCATGAAATATAAGTTATCAACATTACCTCGTGGTACAGCTAAAATGCCTATCCTTGAGACAGTTGGTAATATTAGTATTAAACAAGGTCAATCACAAGTTATTGACCCAGAAACAGCTAACTACTTTAGCAGAAAAGAAAGTTCAGGATATACATTTACAATTGCTGATGTTAGATTAATGTCAACATTTGAAGGTGTAGGTATTAATACAGACCAAGCAACAGCTCTTAATCAAACAACTACTGTTGGAACTAACGTGTCTAAGACAGTTGTTGGTACTACATTAAGCTTAAGAGGTACTACTGTTAATACATTATATGGAACTTCAACTACAGCTTTATATACAACATTAACTATTGTAGGTAGAGATAGTGGAGCTAGAGTAACTATCCCAGTACAAGTAAATAAAGTATCTTAAAATATAGAATATGTCATTTAAAAGATTAGAAGCTGATGATTTTGTAGTAAGTGCAGACGCTGTCTCTGCCCCAATGTGGACAACAGGGAACGCTACATTATCAGAATTTTATACTTCCTCAGTACAAGAAGCAGGTGCTTCTGGTGATTTTTACTTAAATGTTTATCAAACAGGATCTGATATATCAGGCTCAGCAGTTCAGTTTGGAGTTGCTTATGGTAACAAATATGGTAGTGGTAGTCAAGTATATAACTTAGCAGTAGATGGTAAAACACCTTCCTCTACAATTTATGGTCAGTATCAAAACCTAGTAATTGGGGATGAAAATACAGATTTTATTTTTGGTAATGTAACTCAATCTCAATTCCATGCTGTTTCTTTTGAAAGAGCAAGATTTAAAGAATCATTATTTCCTGGTTCATTAACTTTAACATTATCAGGAAGTGCTGGGGATATTTCTTTAACAGATGACAGTCAATATCAAGTAGCAGATACTTTTAATGAAGCAGGTAGAGTATACCAATTAATTTCAGGCTCAGCAGGTACTAAAACAACCAATGATGGAACTACTTCAGATGGCTATTCTGCTAAATCAGGTTCATATGGTTGGTTCTTACCAGATATTGGAACTATTTTATTAAATTCTACAGCTTTAGCTCAACCTCAAATTAGTGGAGGTATTGCTTTTGGATATAGTGGTTCAACAGAAGGTACAGGAGATGCAGGTACTGGTTCTGCTATTCCATCAGTAAGCCCTATGTCTTCTATGTACATGGCTATTTCAGGCTCAGGTGCTTCTAGTTTTACAATTAATTCTCAAGAAACAATTACAGCAGATTATATATTTGTAAGACCTAGAAGTTCTGAATTTAATTATTCACAAAACCCAAGCTTTATCTCAGGTTCAACTGGTGAAGTATTATATAGTTCATTTATTAATAATCCTACTACTTATATGACAACTGTAGGATTATATAATGATAATAATGAGTTATTGGCTGTAGCTAAACTTTCAAGACCATTAGTTAAAGATTTCACTAAAGAAGCTTTGGTTAGAGTTAAATTAGACTTCTAATGAATGAGTGTATACAAACAATTTCTAGCATCAGACGTTATTGTCACCCCTTTTGAAGTTAATAAAGGATTTAACTTTGAAGGGGCGGCTACTTTAACAGGCTCTAATGTAGGAATTGACCGTTATCTAGGAAAAAACTTAAACACTGTTCCTTTCATTTCAGGTTCAAATCCTACAACAGGAGAAATAGCTACTTATGATCAACAGTTAGTTTATGAGTCTGTAAAATTACTTTATTATAGTAATTATTTAAATGCTACTGCTAGTTTAGGTGGCCAACCACAAACATCAAGTTTGATACCTGGAGTAGATGAAGCAGGAGATGTTTTAGTAGGTCCTACTTCTTCACAAGGAAGATATGATAACTATGTACCAACAGATTTAACTTTTGAAAAATATTATCCTACAGAATCAGATTTAACTGTAGGAGTAATGTCTATACCAACAGGATTATATGGAAATTATGTTCAACCTGGTTCATTTTCTTGGATATCACCTAGTGGTTCTATTACAGATGATGGAGAAGGTAATTTAATTTTAGCAGCCACTAATTTAATATGTGGTAATATATTTTATTCTCATGGTATAGCAGTAATCACTAGTGATTCACAACCATTAGGAGATGCTTACGGAACAGGTGTTTATGGTGGTTCTTCTTATGGAGTAACTGATGCCAATATTATTGATGGTTTTATAGCATCTCCAAATGTAACTTGTTCATTCTCATCTTCTGTAACCATTTATGAAACTCAATATAAATGTACTGTTAGTGAAAATGAATATAACTTTACTCTAAACCCCTCAGTAACATCAGGTAGTGTTCCTTATTCAAGTTCAATAGGTACTTTTTATACCCCTGGACAATATTTAAATAGTTGGGCTACAGGATCTGATTTCAGTCCTTATATTACAACTGTAGGTTTGTATAATGATAACAAAGAGTTATTAGCAGTTGGTAAATTATCACAACCATTACCAACAAGTCCTACTACGGACACTACTATACTAATTAATATAGATAGATAATGACACAAAATTGGATTTACATTGATCCAATCCATCCAGAGGATTGGGTTGGATTTGTATACAAAATTACAAATAAAACCAATGGTAAATTTTACATTGGTAAAAAAGTATTTTGGAATAATAGAAAAACAAAACTAACTAAAAAAGAAATAGCAGAGCAAACAGGCCCAGGAAGAAAACCAACTCATAAAGTAGTTACTAAAGAATCAGATTGGTTAACATATTGGGGTTCAAATAAAGACTTACTAGCTGATATTCAAGAGTTAGGTATGGATAATTTTGAAAGAAAAATTTTAACACTTTGCAAATCTAAAAAAGAATTAACATATTGGGAAATGCATTACCAATGTAAAGAGGAAGTATTGTTGGTAAATGCTTATAATGACAATATATTAGGAAAGTTTTTTACCCAAGACTTGGTATCTTAAAATATTTTTATTATATTATACTTATGCTCAATCAATCTTTGATTGCATTAGTTAATAGTGTGCTTGGAACAGGGAAAAAAACCGCAAGTGGTAATTATGCTTATCATTGCCCCTTTTGTAATCACCACAAACCCAAATTAGAAGTTAATATGAAAGAAAATGCTAAAGGAGATAATCCTTGGCATTGTTGGGTTTGTGATAAGAAAGGCAGAAAATTATATCAATTGTTTAAACAAGTATCTGCCTCTCAAGAGAAAATATCTGAGTTAAATGCTATTGTAAAGTATGTTGGTCCTCAAACAACAGTAGAGACTAAAGAAACTTTAAAACTACCTAAAGAATTTAAAACATTTGATTATATTAGATCATCTGATATTGAAGGTAAACATGCTTTAGCTTATCTAAAAGCAAGAGGAATAACAGAGGAAGATATTATTAAATATAATATTGGATATTGTACTTCAGGGGCATATAAAAACATGGTTATTATTCCCTCATATGATGCTAAGGGACAATTAAATTATTTTACAGGAAGATCATTTCAAAAAGATTCTAAAGTAAAATATAGAAATCCATCTGTGTCACGTGATATTATACCATTTGAATTGTTTATAAACTGGAATATACCGTTTATATTATGTGAAGGACCATTTGACGCCATAGCTATTAAAAGAAATGCTATCCCGTTATTAGGTAAAAATATACAGTCTTCTTTAATGAAGAAGATAGTACAATCCTCTGTGGATAAAATTTATATAGCATTAGATAAAGATGCTCAAAAACAAGCCTTATCATTCTGTGAAACATTATTGAATGAAGGTAAAGAAGTATATTTAGTAGACTTAAAAGACAAAGACCCAAGTGAAATGGGTTTTGAAAAATTTATAGAAACAATTACAGAAACTTATCCCCTAACACTCTCAGGATTACTTGAGAAAAAACTATTTTTATGAGCAAAATCAAACATTCGTATAATCGTATACTAGAAATTTCCGATGACCACAAACAAGTAACTTTACCTGACTCCAGGTATTATAGAAGAAATGGTGAATATTACCCTTCAGTAACCTATGTTTTATCTTCTTATCCTAAAGGAAAACATTTTGAAGATTGGTTAAAAAATATGGGTCGTTCTGCTGACTATATTGTTAAAAAAGCAGCAGAAGATGGAACACAAGTTCATGATCTTGTAGAACAATATTTGTTAGGTGAGGAAATTAATTTTCTAAACAAATATGACAATCCTGCTTATAACCCAGACATCTGGTTAATGTTTTTAAAGTTTGTAGAATTTTGGGAAACATATAATCCTAAACTAATTGAAACTGAGGTACATCTGTTTTCAGATGAATATAAGGTAGCAGGTACTTGTGATTTGATTTGTGAAATAGATGATAAACTATGGTTACTAGATGTTAAAACCTCTAACCATATGCAATCCACTTATGAGCTACAAACATCAATTTATGGCCAGTGTTATAAAGAATGTTATGGAAAAGATATTGACAATTATGGTATTTTATGGTTAAAATCCTCTAAAAGAAGACCAAACAAAGATAAAATGTGTGGTAAAGGATGGGAAGTAGTTTTACCACAACGTACTCAAGAGGAAAATTTAGAAATATTTAAATGTGTTAAAACATTATTTGATTTAGAACATCCACAAAGTAGCCCATCATTTACTGAATTTAAAACTAAAGTAAAAAGGGAGTTATAATATTTATGACAAACCCTATCTATGATTGGACTAGTCTCTTTATTGAAAGAAATTGAAGGTAAACCAAAAGCTATTTTTATGGCTGGTCCTGCTGGGTCAGGAAAATCATATATATCCTCTAAATTAGTTCCTTCTAATTTTACAACTATTAATGTAGACGATACCTATGAGGAATTACTTAAATCCTCAGGTATTGGTATGAAATTGGCTCAAATGTCACCTGATGAATTAAAAAAATCAGGTGAGTTAATGGGTCAAGCTAGAAAAGCAACAACTCAAAAATACGAGGATGCTATGAAAGATGCTAAAAACATTTTAATAGATAGTGTAGGGGGTTCTTCAAAAGTATTGCTTAAGAAAAAACAACAACTAGAGGATTTAGGTTATGATACTATGATGATAATGACCTATGTTTCTCCTATTACCTCATTAGAGCGTAATAAACAACGAGACAGATCCTTATTACCAAGCATCGTAATCCGTTCTTGGAGAGATGTAAACAAAAATATAGATATTTATAGACAGGCATTTGGTGATAGTTTTGTATTATTAAATCTAGATCCTGAAAGTGCTAATAAAGAGTTTGATGAGGAATATATCTATAAAACCTTTATTGAACCTCTAGGACAAATAGGTAAAGAAAAAACACCAGAAGAAAAAGCAAAATCAGAAAAACAAAAACAAGAAATATACTCGGATATTAAATCATCTTTAGAAAACCAACCAGAATTTGATACTGAGGAACAATCCAAAACCAAAATCCAAAATTTTATAAACAAATGAAATTAACTGACTTATTAAACGAAGTAGAAGCTAATGAAGTATTAGAACCTGTAAATGAATCTCCAGAAGTAGTAGATGAAATAGGTAAATTTTTTGTAGTTAAAAAGCCTAAAAAAGGTATGACTAAAGAAGACATTATGATGGAAGTAACTGTATTTGATGAAATCAAAATAGACGAAGTTAAAGGATGTTACAAACAAAAATCTGATGCTTCTAGAATTGCTACTGAAGTTCTTAAAGAATATGAAATGCAGGTTAAAGAAATGGAAGATGCTATGAATGAATTCCGTTCTGCTAAAAAAGATATTGAAGAAAAGAAAAAATCAGCAAAAGATAAGATTAAAGCTTTACAGTAATGTCTCATCAAACTGATTCTTTATTATTTGAGCTACTAGAAAAGCCAATAACAGTAGCTATTTACGGAGGTGGATTCAAACCACCTACTAAAGGTCATTTTGGTGTTGTCGAAGAAACGTTAAAACAATACCCTGAAATAGATGAATTAAAAATATTTGTGGGTAAAGGTGTACGTGATGGTGTAACACAAGAAGAATCAGTACAAATTTGGAACATTTATAAAAATTATTTAGATGAAAAGGTTCAAGTAGAACCTGTTTCTGCTCCTGTAGGAGATATTCTTAGATATGCTAAAGATAATCCTGAGGAAAAAATTTATTGGATTTTAGGTGCTAGAGAAGGTGATGAGGATGATATAAAAGATATTGAAAATAGAACTAAAACTATTGAAAAATATCCTAACATTGAAGTAAAAATTATTACAACCTCAGG